AAGCCTTTGTCAGTCAATCAGGCATGGCAGGGGAAGCGGTTCAAAACACCTGCCTACAAGGACTATGAGAAGGCCATGCTTTTGATGATGCCCAAGGCTAAGGTAGACACGGAAGAGATGCTACGAGTGGAATTCATTTTCGGATTCAGCAACAAGGCATCTGACCTAGATAACCCTGTCAAGTTATTGATGGACATAGCCCAAAAGAAGTACGGCTTCAATGACAAGAATGTATTCGAGATGAACATCCGCAAATGCTTGGTAAAGAAAGGCGAAGAATTTATACAGATGGGCATCTATAAGATGCTACCATTTTAGACAAATTCACCTGTATTCCTTTGATATTAATTTTAAATGTATATTTGACAAAACGCAAACCAAATGAGCCTAGAAGAAGGAAGATTGATAAGACAAGCAAGAAAGAAAAGCGGATACACTCAGCTAGAACTATGCAAGAAATTAGGACTATCCCATGCACCTATAAATCAGGTGGAAAATGGGTGGGAATCAATCAGCCTATTCAATCTTAGAATGATCTGTGAGGCTATCGGTCTAGAAGTAGTGATCAAAGAGAAGAAAAAAAATGCCTAGAATGCTGCCTACATCCAAGCCTGACTATTCTTTAGAGATGCGATTCAAGACATCTTCAGGGGATTGGTCTCAATGGATTAACAAAGGCAAAGGTCTATTTCAAAGCATAGAAATAGTTCAGCATCAAATCAGGCTTATTACAGCACCACACAGGGGAAAAGAGATTGAAGTCAGATTCGAATGGAATGGATGGCTATGTGATTATTCAGGTCTGCCTACAGGCGAAGTGATCAGGCTAAAATGAAGGCTATTGAATGGCTATATGACAAGGAGTTTGAATATGTCTTCAAGAACATAGGAAAGGACTTGTGGGAAGATTTGAGGCAGGAAGTAGCAGTCATAGTCCTGGAATATGATTCCGACAAACTAGTGGAACTGCAAAGCAAAGGAAAGCAGGTCTTTAAGTTTTGGATAGTTAGGATCTGCTGCAATCAGACCAATAGCAAGTATGGCAAATTCGGCAGGATGTATGCAGCCCTTGTACCTGTGGAGGATGTCATTAAATTTGTCAAGGAAGAAGAAGAGATAGACAACAGCCAAGAGGTAGCCAATAGCATTGAAAAGATTATCCCTTCCCTATATTGGTACGATCAAGAAATCCTGAAGATGTACATAGAACTTGGATCGGTAAGGAAGGTAAGTAAGCAGACAGGCATTCCTCACACATCTATTTTCATCACAATTAAAAACATAAGAAAATGTATATTGCAGCAGTTGGTGTACTAGGATCTATTGGAATCACCTTGATCTATTTCTACATCCTAAATATTCCTAGGGTATTCAAGAAGATCACAGGCAGGAATTTGGTCAAGCCTTTTTCCTGCTCCTTCTGTATGTCCTTTTGGATCAGCATGTTTTTTCTAATCTTAAAAACGGATTTGCTTTCTGCAATATTTATAGGTAGCTGCACACCATTTGTGTACCTAGTCATTGAAGATTATTTCACCAATAAATTTGAACTATGAAAATTCAAGAAATTAAAAATGAAATCGGTTTTTTAATGCAATGGCTTCATGATAATCATGACCCACATTCTAAAATAATTATTTCACAAACAAAGGTTGATTTAATTCAAGAAATTGAAGGATACACCTCATATAATGTATTTGAGCAAGAAGAAAAAGAAAATCTATTAACAAGGAAAAAACATGAATGTAGACCTCCCGAAAATGCTAGTTCCTACGCTTATGGGTCAGCGATATATGAGTGCTATGAAAATGATGAAGGTCAATTAATTGCAACCAATGATGAGTATGCTAGCCAAGTTGATTTTTGTCCTTATTGTGGATTTGAGGCAATAAATAAAATTAAATAATTATGATACAGATTTCACCTGAAGATTTAGAACTATTTAAGAAGCACTTCCACCTTTATGAGTGCTACAAGAAACACGCATTCATTCGCAACTACAGCAAAGAAGTATATACTGAATTGATATACCTATACACCAAGTACATCAATGAGAAGCATCAGTTTTCCCATTGGTGCAGTAGCTGTAGAGCAGAACTAGTCAATTACCTTTATGCATGGTTCGTGAATGAGACTCACACCACTTGGTACAAGAAAGATGAGCCTGTAGTGGAGGAAGTACCTGCAATCATTGAAGAGCCTGTGATCGAAAACAAGCCCATCAAGAGAAGAAGAAAATAAACCAAACCAAATACACATGAATGACAAACCAAAAGTAAGGCTAGGCAATGGCAAGAAGAAAAGTGCCTCATGGCTGACTGCTGCCATCTGCATAAGTGATGCAGAGACTCATGCATACACCTACAACGGCAAGAAGTATGTGAATGTGAATATCAATATCTATGACAAGCCCAATGAGTACGGGAAGGATGTTGCTATCACCTTGAATGATTACAAGAAGGAGGAAGGTGCTGCACCACAGGCAAACAAGATGCCTACTGCACCTGTACCTTATCAAGCCGAAGAATACGATCTACCATTTTAAAAACCACAAATCATGTCAAACTTTCAATTGAATTTCAACAGCCCTAAGAAGGTAGTGAGTATCACCCTAGATGAAGAAGAAGGAATCTTTCAACTAGCTTACTTGTTTAAGAAGTTACTAGATGATGCAGGGATAGCAAACAAAGTAGAAGAAAAAGAAGTGGAAGCAGTAGAGGCTACAGAAGTAGGAAACGAAAAATTAGACTAATGGATATCAAAGTAGTCAAACTTTCAGAGATCAAAAGCAATCCGAATAACCCTAGGATTATCAAGGATGATAAGTTCAGAAAACTAGTCAAGTCTATTCAAGAGTTTCCAAAGATGCTCGAGATCAGACCTGTGGTAGTTAATGCTGATATGATAGTCCTAGGGGGTAACATGAGATTAAAAGCCTGTAAGGAAGCAGGACTTAAAGAAGTTCCGGTGATCTTTGCCCATGATCTAACAGAAGATGAACAGAAGCAATTTATTATTAAAGATAATGTAGGCTTCGGTGAATGGGATTGGGATATGCTTGCAAACGAATGGGAAGAAGATCTATTAGAAGAATGGGGTGTTGATATTCCATTTCTAGAAAATACAAATATTGAAAATGATTTAAAGAGTTCTGAAAATCCATATAGTTTAAAAATCGAAGCACCAAAATATGAACCTAATGGAGAAAAGCCTGAATTTGTTGAATTGTATGACAAAATAAAATTTGAAAGTTTAGTTGAACAAATTGAATCTTCTTCATTAAATAAAGAACACAAAGAATTTTTAAAACTTGCAGCAACAAGGCACATTGTTTTTAATTATTCAAAAATTGCAGATATGTATGCTCATTCAGATAAGCAGATGCAAGAATTAATGGAATCAAATGCATTAGTTATTATTGACTTTGATAAAGCCATAGAAAATGGATTTGTAAAAATAACAGAAGAACTTAAAGAAATGTATCAAATTGATGAATAATCAATATACGTTTGTTAGACATGGTCAAACATATTGGAATAAAAATGGAATAATGCATGGCCAATATGATATTCCATTAAATTATACTGGATTTATACAGGCTAATAAAATTTCAGAAGAATTAAAAAATCAACATTTTGACATATGTTTTTCATCTCCACTTCAAAGAGCAAAATCAACTGCATTTCAGATTTTAAAATATCACAAAAATGTAAATTTAAAATTTGATGATAGATTAAAAGAATTAAATAAAGGGTTGCTAGAAGGAAAACATCTTAATAGCGAAAAAATTTTAGCAGATGAAAATTCTTATGTTTTAAAAAAATTCAATATAGAATCAAAAATTGATTTTTTTAAAAGAGTTAAAGATTTCATAAATTTTACAGAAACAAATTTTAAAAATAAAAATATACTGATAGTAGCACATAGTGGTACAATTAAAATGTGTTTTTTTTATTTTGATTTTCCTAAAATACCAATTCACAAGGCATATTATTTAATACATGTTAAAAATTGTAAGGCTTATAAAATAAATGATTTTAAATTAAATATAAAAAAAATGAAAATAGGTTTTTTCCCAATGGTAGCGGACATTCTTCATTCTGGTCATGTAATAGCAATAGAAGAAGCAAAAAAATATTGCGATTATTTAATTATTGGACTTCATTGCAAACCAAATTATAAAAATCCACAGCAGTCAATATATGAAAGATATATGCAGCTAAGAGCAGTAAAATGGGTTGATGAAGTAATACCTTATGAAAATATTGAAAAGGATTATGATTTATTTAAAAGCCTTAGTTATGATGTCTATTTTCTTGGAAATGATCATAAGGGAAATGAATGGGAGTTAAAAAATGAAATAGAATCATTAGGAAGAGAAATTGTTTATTTAAAAAGAAATCATAAATATAGTTCATCAAAAATAAAAAATGACACAAAAGAAAATATCAAAAAATGATTACGCTGTTTTCATTTTAACTCACGGCAGACCAGATAAAGTAATTACTTATGATACATTAATAAATTGTGGCTATACAGGACAAATATATATCATTATTGATAATGAAGATAAATTTAAAAATGAATATTATAAAAAATTTGGGTCTAAAGTAATTGAATTTTCTAAAAGTGATTATAAGGGAAAATTTGATATAATGGATAATTTTAACAATAATAAAGTTATTGTTTATGCTAGAAATGCATGTTATGATATTGCTAGAAAATTAAATCTTAAATTTTTCTTTGAGTATGAAGATGACTATACTAGTTTTTTATATAGATATATAAAAAATGATCAATTAAAAGGAATAACAGTTAGAGATCTTGATAAAGTACTAGAATTAATGATTAATTGTTTAATAAATACTAAATCAGATACAATAGCATTTTCTCAAGGTGGTGATTTTATAGGAGGAGCAGGATCATTTAAAAGTAATTCATTTAAAAGAAAGGCTATGAATAGTTTTTTATTTAAAGTAAATGAAGATCCTAAAAATGACATAATATTTGTTGGAAGAATGAATGATGATGTAAATACTTATTTATCAAAAGGAAAAGTAGGTAAATTATTTTTTCAAATTTCAAATATTAATTTAAATCAACTTCAAACACAGAGTAATTCTGGAGGAAATACAGAAATTTATCAACAATTCGGAACTTATTCAAAATCATTTTATTCAGTTATGATTGAACCATCTTGCGTTAAAATTAATTTAATGGGCAATATTCATAAAAGATTACATCATACAATAAAATGGGAAAATGCAGTACCGAAAATTATTTCAGAAGAATTAAAAAAATAATTTTTTTCTTAGATTTTATTGGTTTATTTAGCATTAACAAATAATAACAGCTATGAAAAATCAGTATTATTTTGACAAATCAATATCAAGATTTAGAAAATTAGAAATTGGAGATCTAGTAAAATGGAAAGTTGGTGATAAAACCAGAAGGGGAATTTTTAAGCAAATCAAAGATAATTCAGCTGAAGTAATTACTACTTTTGTTGAATCTCAGGCAATCAATCTTAAATGTTTAGTTCCTTTATATTTAATTGAAATAGACTCATAAAAACTACAAAAATGGACATACAAAAAAGAGCAATGATAGAAGCCTTAGAAAAAGCATTAGGAGTTGTAACAACAGCCTGCAAATCTGTAGGAATATCTAGATCAACTCATTATTTATGGATGGAAAATGATCCAGAATATCAAAAATTGGTAATTGATCTTCAAGATGTAGCATTAGATTTTGCTGAATCTAGGCTTTTTAAATCTATCGAAGGTGGATCTGATACAGCAACAATTTTTTATTTAAAAACAAAAGGTAAAAGAAGAGGCTATGTCGAAAGGCAGGAGATCACAGGAGCAGACGGCAAGAAAGTTTTTGAAGTCACTATTTTAGATGACAGCGAAAAGCATTAAGACAAATAAAGTATTTAGGCACCTAGAAACTAGCAAAGCTAAGATAATAGTAGAGCAAGGTGGAACTAGATCAGGGAAGACCTACAATATCCTTCTTTGGATCATTTTTTCATATTGCGAAAAGAACACAGGGAAGATCATCACTATCTGTAGAAAGACATTCCCTGCTTTGAGGGGTACTGTCATGCGTGACTTCCTGCAAATCCTCAAGGATCATGAGATCTACTCAGAGGATCTGCACTCAAAGACAGCAAACGAATACAGGCTAAATGGCAATGTAGTAGAATTCATATCCCTTGATATGCCTCAGAAAATCAGGGGTAGAAAGAGGGACTTGCTATTTGCAAATGAGGCCAATGAACTAAGTCAGGAAGATTGGCAGCAGCTACTTTTCAGAACGAATGAGAAGGTGATCCTAGACTATAACCCTTCAGAAGAATTCCATTGGATCTATGACCAAGTACTGACTAGATCGGATGTAGAATTCTATCAGACCACCTACAAAGACAACCCCTTCCTGGGGGATGTAATCAAGCAAGAGATTGAAAGACTCAAGGAGATAGATGAAAACTATTGGAGAGTCTATGGCCTTGGAGAAAGGGGACAAAGCAGAAGCCTTGTGTACACCTTCCAAACTTGTAAGGAGATACCAAAGGAGGCAAAACTAGTTTCCTATGGGCTTGACTTCGGATTCTCAAATGATCCTACATCTTTGGTAAGAACCTATCTTCTAGGTGATGATATGTACACAGAAGAACTGATCTACCGAACAGGCATGACCAATCAGGACATAGCCAATGAGATGAAGGTGCTAGGCCTAGATAGAGCCACCGAGATCTTTGCAGATTCAGCAGAGCCTAAAAGCATTGAGGAGATCTATCGAATGGGGTGGAATGTAAAGCCTACCATCAAGGGAAGCATCAATCTAGGGATAGACACTATCAGGAGGCATAGGCTTCATGTAATGGAAGGCAGTTTCAACATGATCAAGGAACTCAGAAACTACAAGTATATAGAGGATAAAAACGGGCAGATCACCAATAAGCCTGTAGACAATTTCAACCATGCCTTGGATGCACTCAGGTATTCGGTGGTGAATAAGATCACGAACAGCCACCTTGGGAAGTACTCTTTCAGATAAATACACGAAACCAAATAAATATATTTCTAGCTATGTGGGATAAACTTACAGTAGGTCAATTCATCAGCATCTATGATATCGAATTAAATGCGAATTTGAATATCATTGAGAAGCAACAGAAGATGCTTTCCATTGTGGAGGGGAAGCCTGAAAGCTACTATGACAATTTCAAGTACAGAGACTTGATCAGCGAATACGGGGAGAAACTTTCTTTCTTTGACAATATGCCTGAAGCGAAGCCTGTGGACTTCTTGCAGGTAGGGGATAAGCGGTACAAGTTTGTGCATGAATTGCACGAGATCACAGCAGGTCAGTACATTGATATCCTAGCATTCAGTGGGGAGATCATGCAGTTGAATAAGATAGCTGCCTGTTTCTTTCTACCTATGGAAGGCAAGAGATATCAGCCATATGGGAAGATTCCTCATGATGTGGTGGCGGAAGATTTGCTAGATGCAAAGTTCCTAGATGTGTACGGGTGTATGCTTTTTTTTTGTCAATTATTCAACGAATTAATAGCAGATACAATAATCTCCTCAATGACAAATCAGGAACTAGCGAAGAAGGCAGTGGATTTATGGAGAGATGGGGGTGGGTCTATTCCACTAAGCAGGTGGCAGACTTCCAAAATATTAGCGTAGCACAAGCCTTTGATTTGGCAGTAGTAGAGTACCTGAATACATTGGCATATTTAAAAGATTATAACAAGGACAAAGAATTACAATATAAAAAATGGTCGTTGCAAAACAAGATAAAGTAGATGGATTGATCAATGTAGGAGGCTACAGGCTAAAAGGAAATGAACTTGTAGTAAAGGCTGAAGAGATACTTCTTCAGAACATTGAATCTGCTTTGTTTAGGCTAGGACTTAGACTTGCTGATAATCTTGAGATGAATGCACCAATGGGTGCTACAGGGAAACTCAAGTCTACATTTGGTCAGCCTGTAATTAGAGAAACAAAAACAGGGTATAGTATTGAGATTAAAACTGATGCATACTACTTTGACTATATAGATAAAGGGGTGAGGGGTGTTGATCATGAATTGAAAAACAAAAAGGTATACCCAAATGCTAAAGGTAAATTTTACCAATTTGAAACCTACTTCATGCCTCCTAAAGCCTTGAAGGAATTAGAGGGATGGATGCAAAGAAAGAATATAGAAGTAGAAGCAAGGAATATGAGAATATCAGCAGGGGATGAAAAGTTGAGGGGTAGAAGGATGCTTCCACAGATTTCTAGTTCAGCCCAAAGAATGGCCTACTACATCAAGAAGTATGGTATAGCAGGAACTAATTTTATTCAAAAATCCATAGACCAAGCCAAACCTGAATTTGACATAGACATTCAAACAATAGGGGCAGATTCCCTTGTTTTAAAAGTAAGAAAATGATAACACTCACACAGCCATCCATCAGCATCCTTCCTGCTTTCAATAGGATTAATTATCAGATAGTATCTAC